TGGCAACCCGCGTTCCGATCTTTCTCGAAGTCACGTAAAAATGGTTTCTGCTGATCGCCAGAACGTAGGCGCCCCCTGCATGGGAGGGTCCTTTGTTAAGGCGCTGACCAGAGCAGCTCATATCCTATCTCGTGAGTTTAGTCTCACTAGGATGCCGGATTTTAAATCCGGGAGCTGCCGTCAAGTCAGGCAGGTGTGGGAGAAGTGGGCAAGTGAGGTGATGCCCGGTGGAAGACGTCGATGGCGATTCCGCATGGCTGTTAAAAGCTGTGCAAGAATTTTCGATAGCGTCTGTAACCGGTGCGATCCTTCTGCCCGAGAGGAGGCGCGGGACAAATGGGCCGAGAGTGTTGGCAAGTACGACCTCGAAGGTGAGCTTAGATGCGCTGCTCACACCGAGGAGCTCAAGGCACATGTCCGCGTGCTAGTAGGAGGGTGGGGGAAGAGGTTATCTGGTTGTCGAAAAGATGCCAGAGACCCTTATTTACCCTCGGACGTATACATACCCGACCAGCAGGGATGTAGGGAAACCAGAAGAGGTGAGGGAGGTACCTTGGGTACTTGTACGTGTTGTTTTGACGGGGATTATTCTCTCGTTAGACGAGGCGTTGCCAAGACCAAGGGAAAGTACAGAGTAGTTACGATGCAAAGTGCGACGGTTAAGCGTCGTCTTCGTCCTATTCATAATGCTTTGTACGATCATCTCACTTCTTTCGACTGGTGTGTCCGAGGGGACGTTAGGATTGAGGACTTTCTTGCCGTCTGCGACGCGGGCAAAGAAGATATAATTAGCGGTGATTACAAAGCCGCTACTGACAATATATATCTTTCTGCCGTCCGTGCTATCGTAGAGGTGATAGCGGAGGATAGGGAGTTGAGTGACGAGGAGAGGAGATGTCTCGTCGGTAGTTTCGAGGATTTGAGGTGGTTATCGTGCTCGGGAGTGGAACACCCGATTCGGAGAGGTAGTATGATGGGAAATTTGGTCAGTTTCCCTCTGCTGTGTCTTTTGAACAAAGCATGTCACGATATGGCCGCTGTAAGGGCGTACGGCCCGTTGGAGCGAAGAGTAGGCAGGTTTAACGGCGATGATTGCTTGTTCCAGGGCAATTCTCTCATGTATGCGGAGTGGAGGAAAGTTACCTCCGTATACGGTCTCGTCGTCAATGAGGAGAAGACGATGGTTTCACGTCATTGGGCTGACCTTAACAGTCAGACCTTTGATATCAACCGCCGTCGACTCGTATCCAAACCTGTTCTCTCATTTCTCCTTCCTCCTCGAAATGAACCCGGCGAAATTCTCTCATCCGTCCTCGAGGGAATTAGTTCGTTTAAGCCTTCCGTCCAGCAATGGATTGTGAATGTGCTGATGCGTTACGAAATTTCCCTCAGAGGCTTCACTCTATCTGCCGTTCCTTCCGCTTGGTGTAAAGTTCTCG